ACTCTGTATAACACAGAGGCAAAGGGGGAACAAAATGACTCTTATTAAGATATCTTATGTATATATTACAACAATATCCGTAAAAAAGCAATAAAAACCAGTAATAACAGGGTAACCGGAAATCTATGAACCGAACAGCGCAGAGGTGACGCTAAGTAAGTTCCTCCGGCAGTCCTGTTTTTATATTGTCTTTTATCCGCAGACATTAAAGAACGGCATTACTCATCTGGAGAATAAACAGAGAATCCCAATACCCGGAGAGCGGGAATAAAAATCTATGGAGGATAAAAAAAATGGAATGGTTAAAGGCAATTTTAGAAAAGGCAGAGATTAAAGATGGAAAACTTGATGTGGATGCAGTCATGAATGCGGCACAGAAAGAGTTCCCAAAACATGCAGTACCAAAAGATGATTTTAATAACAAAGTCAAAGAGTTGGAAACTGCAAATGACACGATCACAGAGCTTAAAAAATCCAATGGAGATAATGCAGATTTGCAGAAAAAAATTGGAGAATATGAAACAGAGATTAAAGACCTTAAAGATTCAGCAGAGAAAACAGCAAAGACATACACCTTAAAAGAATCTCTTGCAAAGCAGGGAGTTCTGGATCCGGACTATCTGATTTATAAGGCAGGTGGGCTGGATAAGTTCAACTTCGATAAAGAAGGGAAGCCTGTTGGCGTAGAGGATGCTGTGAAACCATATAAAGAGGATGCGGCAATGGTACATTTGTTTAAACAGGAACAGCAGAAACCACCGTATAATCCGAAAAATGGTGGCGCAGGTGGTACAACAAATCCATTCGCAAAGGAAACATTTAATCTGACTGAGCAGGGACGTATTTTAAAAGAAAATCCAGCACAGGCAAAAGAGCTTGCCGCTGCGGCTGGAGTAACGATTTAAGAAAGAGAGGATAAATATTTATGGCAATTACAAAAATTTCAGACGTTATTGTACCGGAACTTTTTAACCCGTATGTAATGAACAGAACAATGGAGTTATCAGAGTTTTTCAAGAGTGGGATTGTGGTAAACAGTCCAGAATTTGATGTGTTGGCAAGCGAAGCTGCAAGGACACATAATATGCCGTTTTTTGAGGATTTACAGGGGGAATCCGAAGCGATTCTTGAAGATGTCAAGATGACTGCTAAGAAAATTGGTTCCAATGAGGATGTATCAACTACCATTTTTCGCCAGAATATGTGGGGAGCAACGAATCTTTCCGCTGCTTTGGCAGGTGCTGATCCAATGAAAGCGATTGGTGATCTGGTTGCGTCTTATTGGGCACGTGATATGCAGAAAGAGCTGATTGCGATTCTTACTGGAGTATTTGGTACAACTACAGCAGGATCGGAAGGAACACCGGCGGCAGAGACCAGAATGAAAGATCATATTCTCGATCTTACTGCAGGTAAGACAGAAGCAGCAAAGCAGATCAGTGCGTCAGCATTTATTGATGCATGTCAGTTGCTTGGTGATGCACAGTCACAGTTATCTGGCGTCGCAATGCATTCAGCAACAAAGTCTTATCTGAAGAAACTGAATCTCATTGAGACAGAGCGTGATTCTACGGATGTAGAGTTTGATACCTATCAGGGTAGACGTGTAACTGTAGATGACGGATGCCCAGTAGGTGACGGAGGTGTGTACACTACATATCTTTTTGGAAATGGTGCAGTAGCATATGGTAATGGTTCTCCTGTTGGGTTTGTGGCTACCGAGACGGATCGTGATAAACAGACCGGTGCTGGTATTGATTATCTCATTAACCGTAAAGCATTTATTTTACATCCAAGAGGAATTGCATACACTGGAGCAAAACGTGATCATGTGGAAACACCACTTCGTACAGAACTTGCAATGGCAGAGAACTGGAAACCTGTATATGAGTCAAAACAGCTTAGAATTGTTGCTATTAAACACAAAATCGGGTAGGTGATAATCATGGAAGGGAGTAGCAAGCTGACAGCCGAAAGGCTGTTGGCACTTCTTGGATTAAATGCCGATGAGCAGAGCATAGAAATATGTGTAGAGTTTGCATTGGATAACGCAAAAGACATTGTAAAAAATTACTGCCACATTGATGAAATCCCGGCAGAATTAGAAACAACAGTCTTGCGCATGGCAATGGATATTTACAGAAATGAAAAGCCGGGAGAAACAGAGACACCACAAAGAGTTTCTTCGGCTCAAATCGGTGATACTTCTACATCATTTGGCACTGTATCTGCATCATTTACAGATAGTCTCATGAAAAACTACAAATCATCTTTAAACCGATACAGGAAGGTAGTGTCCACATGAACATGGTAAGAAAAATCATTGAAAGCACATATGATGGAAGATGCACCGTTACGCAACGTGCAGAATGTGAGAAGCCTAATGGATCGACAGGATTTACTAATGCTGTGATTTTAGAGAATGAGCCTTGCAGACTTTCTTTTAATAGTAAGGAATCTGCCAAGGAAGGAGATAGAGCTTCAATCCAAACACAAACTGTAAAGCTGTTTTTAAAACCGGAGAGAATCATAGAACCAGGTTCAAAGATTACGGTAACGCAGAATGGTGTCACAACGGATTATGCAAGCTCCGGTAAGCCGGCGGTATATGAAACACATCAGGAAGTTATTCTTGAATTGAAGGAAAAGTGGTCATAATGAGCGTAAAGTATAAAGAATTAGAGGATTTCACAAGAAAAATCGAGGATCTCAATAAACAGCAGAAAGAGGAATTTATGAAGGCCTGCTGTAAAGAATTGGCTGCCAGATTATTAAAAAAAGTAATAAAGCGTACTAAGCCTGGGAATTATGAAAATAAAGTTGGCGGTACACTACGGCGTGGATGGACATCTGCAAAAACAGGTGATTCAAAGCGAGATACAACTCAGGCAATGTATGATAATTTATTTGGATCAGACCAGAAAGTATCTCAAAAAAATATGAGTGTTCGTAAAGAGGGAAACACATATATTATTGATGTTACAAATGCTGTTGAATATGCTGCATATGTGGAATACGGTCACAGAAAACGAAATCATCAGGGATGGGTTCCGGGAAAATTCATGTTAACAATTTCAGAAGCAGAATTAAGAACCGTTACACCACAGATTTTAGAACGAAAATTGCAAAAATTTCTGGAGGACGCGATGAAATGATACAAAAAGTAATTGATGGTATTATTACAGCAATCAGGACAGAATATGGTTCAGCACATTTTAAAGTATATACAGAATTGGTAGAGCAGGGATTAAAAAATCCGTGTTTTTCTGTTATGTGTCTGAATCCAAGTGTGGAAGTGACCGGAAAAGTTCGCTCAAGACGATATTATCCGTTTGTGATTGACTATTTTCCTAAATCAGATGATGAGCCTGTGGATGAATGTAATACCGTCTATGAGACTTTAATCGAATGCCTCGGTGATATTACTGTAGAGGATAAGATTATACATGGCAGTAATGTAAGTGGAAATGTAGTGGATGGAGTTTTACATTTTCAGATTACATATGATCTCTTTTTGCTCAAAAAAGAGGAATTAGAAAGCATGATGCAGTTTGAGGAAAGCACAAAAGTGATGTAAAGGAGGATAACATGGCAGAAACAAAAAAAGAACCAGAAAAGATTTTATTCTCAAAGGAACAGATTGTAAGTTCCATGAGATATAAAAAGTACAGAGATTTTTTGTCTGGGAATCTGGACAAGCATAAAAATTATTCAACAGAAGAAATTGATAAGATGATTGATTCGTTTTATGGAAAGGGTAAGAGTGGAAAATAATGGCATTAGGTGGAGGAACATATTTAACACAGAATAAAGTACTTCCGGGGGCTTATTTTCAGTTCATTTCAAAAGCAATTGCATCAGCAACGTTATCAGACAGAGGCGTAGCTGCAATGGCGTTGGAACTGGACTGGGGTGCTGATGATAAGGTGGTTAGTGTCACAGCTTCGGATTTCATGAAGGATAGTAAAAAAATGTTTGGATTCGACTATGATGCGGCAGAAATGTTGCCATTAAGAGAACTTTTCAAACATGCGTCCAAAGTATATGTATACAAAGTCACTTCTGGGGGAGTGAAAGCTTCGAATACATTTGCGGAAGCAAAATATACAGGCAAAAAAGGAAATGACCTTAAGGTTGTTATTCAGACAAATGTGGATGATGGTGAAAGATTCGATGTATTACTGTATCTTGGAACTGAAAAAATGGACAGTCAGACAGTTTCCAAAGCATCAGAGCTTATTGATAATGATTTTGTTATGTGGAAAAAATCCGCTGAATTGTCTGTTACGGCAGCAACGGCATTAAGCGGTGGAACAAACGGTACTGCATCGACATCAAATCATCAGGCATTTTTGGATAAAATCAGTTCTTATCCAGATGTAAATGCAATTGGATATGCTGGATCTGAAAGTGCAGTAAAAGGACTGTATGCCGCTTTTGCAGACAGATTGAGAAATGATGTAGGCATTCGATTACAGGTGGTTATGCACGATTATAGTTCGGCAGATTCGATTTCATGTGTAAATGTGAAAAACAGTGCAGAACTTGTGTATTGGGCTACAGGTGTTATTGCCGGTACTGCTGTAAATAAGTCTGCAACGAATATGAAATATGATGGCGAATTAAGCATTAACACTGAATTTACTCAGGATGAACTTACAGAAGCTCTGGAAAAAGGCGAATGGGTGTTACATCAGGTAGGTACAGAGGTTCATGTTCTTGAGGATATTAATTCTTTTACCAGCATTACAGACGAAATGGGCGATATTTTCAAGGATAATCAGACAATCCGCGTCATTGACACAAGAGCAGATTCTATTGCTTCAATTTTTGCTTCCAAATATCTTGGCAAGGTTCCAAATGACAAATCGGGAAGAGTAAGTTTGTGGTCGGATATTGTGAAAATTGATCAGCAGTTAAGTGATATCAATGCAATCGAAGATTTTGACCCAGAAGATATTACTGTAGAACAGGGCGATACAAAGAAATCAGTACTTATTAACAGCGCAATTACCATTATTAATACAATGGAAAAATTGTACATGAAATCAATGATTGAGTAACAGGAGGAAGATGGGCATGTCGAAACAGTTTATGAATACGCAGGATGCACCAAGCGCAAAACAGGCAGAGTTTTTTTGCACAATTAATGGAAGACGTTATTCTATGCTTAATGCAAAAAAATTTGAAGCAAAAGCAAATGTCAAAAATGCCGATGTAACAAGATTAGGTGCATTGATTGATGGTAAAAAAGCGGTCGGACTTACCATTAAATTCTCAATGACAGTTTATAAATGCAGTGAAATGTTTGATAAATTGATCGAGGAATTTAAGAATACAGGCTTATTGCCAACCTTTGAATGCCAGGTAACGAGTAGTGATTCAGCAACATGTATGGGACGGAGCACGAAGGTATATAAGCAGTGTGTAATTGAGGGAGATGTTCTTTTATCGATGTTCGACGCAGACGGCGAATTTGTAGAGCAGACCATTGAAGGATATGCAATGGATTTTGATTCGCCAGAGAGATATACAGATCCAGAATATATGTAAAGAGTTGAGGCAGACAATTAGCAGATCATGCAGTGTCTGCCTTTATATTTTAAGAATGAGGTAAGTGATATGGGAAATTTAGCATATTTTTTGAAAAAGAACAAAAAGGAAAAGAAAAATGCATTTTTTGCTGCAACAAAATCATTATGCGATGAAAATGGAGAACCGTTAAAATGGGAAATTAAAGCTTTATCAACAAAAGAAACAGAAGCTATCAGAGAAAAATGCACAATAGATGTTCCAGTCACCGGAAAACCAGGTGTTATGCGACCAAAAGTAAATTCTTCTAAATATGTAGCAGAATTACTCGTTTCAGCTGTAGTATACCCAGATCTTTATAATGCAGAGTTACAGGATTCCTATGGAGTTAAAACTGCATCAGATCTTTTGAAAGAAATGGTAGATGATCCGGCAGAGTATAACAATTTTGTCGAATTTGTCCAGGAATACAACGGATTAGATGAAACCATGAATGATAAGGTGGAAGAGGCAAAAAACTAATAGAAGGCGGCGATAGTGAAGCCAATTATGCATATTATGCATTGCATAAGCTTCATATATTGCCGTCCAGATTAATGGAACTAGATGAAAATGAGCGTGCTTTTATTTATGCGGCAATTGATTTGAGGATTGAAGCTGAAAAAAGGCAGGAAGAAAAAATGAAGCATAGCTCAAAATAACAAGAGTATTAAAATTATATTTATGCTCATGAAAGGTTGGTGGATTTATGGCGATAGGAACAGCTATTGAGATAACTGATAAGATGACAGGACCATTAAATCGTATCACAGCCGCTTTATACAGCACAACGGATGCATTGCATGATACAGATCAGGCAACTAATTCTGCATTTAATTCTGCTGGTATTCAGGCAATCACGCAGGAATTGTATGGATATGAAAGAAAGATTCAGGATATACAGGATGAGTTAGATAGATCAAATAATAAGATACAGGAAATGCAGGAACAGACAGAAAAGGCAAGAAGTTCTGCTGGTGGATTGGAAAATGCATTTAGAAAAGCTGCAGGTATACTCGCAACTGTAGCAACAGTACAGACATTAAAAAATGTTCTTGATACATCAGACGAACTGACAGCAATAACGGCACGTCTTGAAATGATGAATAATGGTTTCGAATCTGTAGGAGGAAATTTAAAAAGTACGTCAGATTTATTTAATCTAGTGTATGCGTCTGCGCAGGATGCCAGAGGTTCATTTGCAGATATGTCAGCAGTCGTTGCAAAATTCGGAAATAATGCGAAGGATGCTTTTAGCAGTTCGGCAGAGGTCGTTGATTTTGCAAATCTTGTACAAAAAGAGATGGTAATTGCCGGCGCATCCACGACAGAAGCTTCAAATGCAATGTTGCAGTTGTCACAGGCATTAGGCTCTGGCGTCCTTCGTGGTGATGAGCTTAATAGTATCTTTGAGCAGGCTCCGAACCTTATACAGGAGATCGCAAATTATCTCGAAGTCCCAATCGGAGAAATCCGGCAGATGGCGTCGGAGGGACAGATTTCGGCTGATATTGTAAAACAGGCAATCTTTTCTGCTTCTGATGAGATCAACGACAAGTTTAATAATATGCCTATGACATGGTCGCAGATTTGGACATCTATGCAAAATACAGCATTAATGAAATTCCAACCGGTATTACAGAGAATTAATGAGATTGCGAATAGTGAGGAATTTAAACAATTTACGCAGACTGCAATAAATGATATGGCTGTACTTGCAAATGTATCACTGAGTGTGGTTAATACGCTGATTCAGGGAGCCGCTTTCGTATCTGATAACTGGTCCATTATCAGTCCAATTATTTATAGTGTGGCATTGGCACTGGCATTTTATAATGGTGTGCTTATAATGCATAATGCATATGAAGCAGTTTCCAACGGATTAAAATTGGTCGCTGCGATAAGAGCGGTTGCGCATGGGACAGCTACAGCAACAGAAGCGGCAGCTACAACCGGAGCATCTGCGGCACAGATTGCATTTAATGCTGCTTTATATGCTTGTCCGCTTACATGGATTGTACTTGCCATTGTTGCAGTGATAGCAGTAATTTACATGGTCGTTGCAGCAATTAATA